CATTCATAAATCAGCAGGTGAATCGTTATCTTCAGATGATGGATTTTTATATTAATTTTCATCTTGATGAGGAGTTTAATGAGAGCATTAAATCACCAATTCATGAAGATTTTTCTTATAGTTCTTTTAGTGAGGGTGAAAAAATGAGAATTGATTTGGCACTACTTTTTACTTGGAGAGAAGTTGCACGAGTCAAAAACTCCGTCAATACAAATCTACTGATTATGGATGAAGTATTTGATTCTTCACTTGATGGATTTGGAACTGATGAGTTTCTTAAGATTATTCGTTATGTGATTAAGGATGCTAATATATTTGTGATTTCTCATAAGACTGGATTGGAAGATAAATTTGAAAACACTATCAAATTTGAAAAAGTAAAAGGATTTAGTAGGATGGTTGTATGATTGGAATTATTGGAAATGGATTTGTTGGAAATGCTGTATATCAAAATCTGAGAGACAAAGTAACTTGTAAAGTTTTTGATGCCGATAAAAATAAATCTTTTAATACTTTGGAAGAAGTTTTAAATCAGGCATTTATTTTTGTATGTCTTCCAACTCCTATGAAAAGTAGTGGGGAATGTGATCTCTCTATTTTGGATAATTTTTTTAATGATCTTCCAAAATCTGTTGATGGTATTTTTATAATTAAATCAACAGTACCTATCGGAACAACTAAAAAATACTCTAAAAAATATAAAGTTATTCACAATCCAGAATTTTTAACTGCTAGAAATGCCGTTGAAGATTTTAGAAATTCTGAAAGAAATGTTGTTGGTGGAGATAAAAATCTTTGTCAACAATTTGCAAATTTTTTTAAAACTATATTTCCAGAAATTCCAAGTGTTATAACTAGTTCCGATGAAAGTGAAGCAATTAAATATTTCGCAAATAGTTTCCTTGCTTGTAAAGTAGCATACTTTAATAAAATGTATGATCTTTGTGAAGCAGTTGGAATGAATTATGAAACTGTTTGTTCTGGTGTAACTTCGGATAGTCGAATTGGTAATTCGCATACGCAAGTTCCTGGATTTGATAATGATCGTGGATTTGGTGGCACCTGCTTCCCCAAAGATCTGAATTCCCTGATAGTTCAGATGGAAACTCATGGAGTGGATGCTGATATGCTAAAATCTGTATGGTCCTACAATCAACAAATTCGCACGGTCATAGACTGGGCCGTAACGTAAAATGAACACTCCAAACTGGCAACACCACTCTAAAAAGGAGCAGAAGCGGAAACTCAAACCGCAAGCACTCCGACAAGCAAAGGCACGTCGCCAAGCACTCAAGAAGCGTCTCCAGCACGGGGACGCTTCTTTTTTATAAATATCTAAAAAGTTTTATAGCAATGGCAAAAGACGAAACCGAAGAAGGTATTACGGGACTACCTATTCCCAAAAAGAAAATGAGTCCTAAAAAAAGATACCAGTTTGAAAAGGAAAGAAGAGTAGAAAGAAAAAAGAGAAATGATCCTAGAGTAGGTGATGGTTTTTCTCAGCATAGAATGACTGGAAGTAGAGGTCATGGATCTGAATATGAAAATACTCGTTCAGTTCGTGAAGAAGTTCTTTCTTATCTTCTTGATGAAGGTTTTGCTTCTGATGAGAAATCTGCAGAAGCAATCATGGGTGCCATGAGTGAATCTTGGATTGAGAGTATTGTTGAGCAAACTGCAAGAATTGATTATGTTCAAGATAAATTTAATCGTGAGAATGCTAGAAAATCTGGATCAGCCCTTACTCATATTTCGGGAAAACAAAATACTGGGCAGGCACTTCAAAAAGCAAAAGAGTCTGCGAGACAAATGGGAAAACTTGAAGGTGCTTGAGTCCACTTTCCGAACTGGCACACTAGAGGGTCTCATCACCCTCTTTTTTTGTATAATAGGGTCATTCCAAACAAATCACTATGCCAGTCAATCACGAAATCAAGTCCCATCTTGCTCGCCTGCTTGCTACTGAAGACCTTATGGTTGAGCACAAGAAGGTAGAGACTGCCTGCTTTAACGTCCATACTCGTGTACTCACGCTTCCTATGTGGGAGAAGGCAAGCAACACCGTCTATGACCTTCTCGTGGGTCATGAGGTGGGTCACGCGCTCTATACGCCTGATGAGGATTGGACTGCAAATGTAAAAGTTCCTCCACAATTTGTAAATGTGGTAGAGGATGCTCGTATTGAGAAACTGATGAAACGTCGTTATGCTGGTCTTGCTAAGACCTTCTTTAACGCTTATAAAGAACTTTCTGATGATGATTTCTTTCAGATTGGTGATGATAATCTGGAAACTTATAATCTTGCTGACCGCGCAAATCTTTATTTTAAAATCGGTAACTTCACTGATGTGCCAATTGATCGTGGTGAAGAGACTGATATTATTAATTTGATTGCTGATACCGAAACTTTTGCTGAGGCACTATATGCTGCTGAGGTTCTTTATAAGTATTGTAAGCAAAAGCAACAAGAAGAAACTAAGATCTCTTTGGATAATCTTGAATCGCAGCAGAGTGGTGCTGACAGGCAACCTGCTTCTGATTTTACTGACCAGCAGGAAGGAGAGAATGATCAACCTCAGTCTGATGGTTCCGAAGGTTCTACTTTAAATCAAACTCAACAAGAGCAGCAACCAACTCCTACTCCTAGTAATCAAGGTGGCGAAAAGGATGAAGAACCGGAAGTGAAAACGATGGAGTCTCTGGAAGAGGCACTCAAAGAACTCGCCAATAATAGTGGTCCTGAAAATATCTATCTGGAACTTCCTAAACTTGACTTAAAAAAAGTGATTGTTCCGAATGTTGATATTCATTCTCGTTGTAAAGAATCTTGGGGTGCTTTTATTCAAGAACGCGATTGTAAGCACGAAGATATTTTTGGTGAAGTTGATAAACAGTTTGTAGAATTCAAGCGTTCGGCGCAAAAAGAAGTTAATTATCTGGTGAAAGAGTTTGAGTGTCGTAAGGCAGCAGATTCTTATGCTCGTGCTACGACTGCTCGCACTGGTGTGCTGGATTGTTCCAAACTTCATACTTACAAATACAATGAAGATCTTTTCAAGAAAGTCACTACTCTTGCTACAGGTAAGAATCACGGTCTGGTATTCATTCTGGACTGGTCTGGTTCGATGGGTAATGTGATGTTGGATACGGTCAAGCAACTCTTCAATCTTATCTGGTTCTGCAAAAAAGTTGCCATTCCGTTTGAGGTTTATGCTTTTACCACCGATTATCCTTTGGTTTCTTATGATGAAAAAGGTAAGGCAAATATGCGAGAACTTGCGTATCAAAAGAAAGATTGTCTGATTCAGGTTGTTGATTGGTTCTCAATGATGAATCTTTTTACCAGTCAAGTGAATAGCAAAACTCTAGAAGATCAGATGAAGAATATTTTTCGCCTTGCGTATTCTTTTGGACGTAGTTTTTATACAACGTATCCTATTCCTTTGGGACTTTCTCTTTCAGGGACTCCTCTGAATGAATCACTGATTTCTCTTCATCAGATTTTGCCTAAGTTTCAGAAAGAAAACAAACTTCAAAAAGTTCAATGTGTAATTCTGACTGATGGTGAATCGCAAGGTATTAAGTATCACCGTGAAGTAAAGCGTCATTGGGAAGAAGATCCTTATATTGGAACTTCTCATATTGGGAGTGGATCATTCTTGCGTGACCGTAAGACTGGGACTACCTATTCTTTGGACTGTGAATGGTATCAAATAACTGATGTTTTTCTTCGCAATCTTCGGGATAAGTTTACTGATATTAACTTTATCGGTATTCGTGTTCTTGAGTCTCGTGATGCTGGTATCTTTATTCGTCGTTATTGTGGTTATTATGGTCCAGATTATGATAACGTGATGAATTCTTGGAGGAAGGAAAAAGCATTTACTATTAAAAAATCTGGTTATCATTCTTACTTTGGTCTTTCTGCAAATGCACTTTCTCAAGACTCTGAGTTTGAAGTTGATAATCCTTTGACTGCAACAAAAGCACAAATTAAATCTGCTTTTGTGAAGAGTCTGAAGTCCAAGAAGATGAATAAAAAGATTCTTGGAGAGTTTGTAGAACTAGTTTCTTGATAAATAATATTAAAAATTAAAAAGAATATGAATTCCCAACAAGTTCAAGATATCCGCCTCATGTATGAGGCGGTTTATAACGATGAATTAAGAGAAAAAGCAGATGAATATAATAATGAAGTAAATGATGGAGACATTGTTGAAGTAGCAACTGAGTATTTTTATAATTATGGATTAAATGAAGATGGTATTAATATTCTAATCGAAAAAGTTGGATTAGAAAACTTTGTGGAATTTGTTTATGATCTTTCTGAGGATCTTTATGTTCTTACTGAAGCAAGAAGAGCAAAAAAAAGAACTGGTGGAAAATCTTACGAGCAACTAAAGAAAGAAATTTATGCAAAAGATGAAGCAAAAAAATCTGCTAAGAAAAAAGTA